GGTGGGGCCATTACAGGCTATCCCACCACCATAGTTCTGCCTAGACGGTGATCCACTATTCTGGAACTGTACCGCCTGGTTAGTTACGTTTCCTGTTGCAGTACTTGTCGGAGCTGCATTGTTGTATACCTCAGCCATAGCTGGGTTACTTACTGTGAGAATACCGACAAGGATGTAGTAACAGCGTTTGTAGTAATTGTTCTTGTTATATCTATCTGTTCTACTACTCCTGCAGCTCTGACCACTGTCTCTAGTTGAAACTGATCCCCTGCTGTATGTACGGTATAAGTCGTGTTTGCTGCGTTGATCGCTGCACTTGGTATTACGTTGGTACCTGACCAACTGTTGTAAGCTCCTCCAAATACCTCTTGGTCTATTACTTCGGTTACAACTTGTGTTGTGGTTGTGGTAGCTTGCATGCTTCCTTGGGTGAACTGTGGTGTTATTTGATTTGCTCTTACTGCTGTCGGAAACAACAGTAGGAGTAAAAGCCATTTGTTCATTCTTTTGCATCTGTAGGTTCTACAACTTCGGCTCCATTAATCTGTAGTGGGGTGACTACTCTGATTGTTTGGTAGCCTTGAGATGAATTAGCTTTCGCTATCATCTGTTCCATGTCAGCTTTAGTCATAGCATTCTTATCCTTCTTATTGATGTTCAAACCAAATGAACCAATAACTGAAGTAAATATACTAGCAATAAAGGTTGGATCAAACTTCTGTTCAGGAATAGCTAAATAAGCTGGTAGTTGAATATAAGCTAGAGTAAGGATTGCTCCACTCCAAACTAATACAATTAGTCTTACCATTACGCCGATAAGGGCTAGCTGTTCGTCTCTATCGTCAACAGCATGTTTAAGTTTGTTTATCAGCCCCTTCGGTTGGGGTTCCGTCTTTTCCAAGTTTCTTCTGAATACGTTTTACTACCTGCATAAATACAGGTTTTAAGATCTTAACTAAATAATTAAATAGAGAAGTAGCAGTCAAGGTAGAAACTACAGCAACTGCAGCAGTAGTTGCCGCAGTCGCTACAATCTCTTCTCTTGGGACTGGTATCTCTATTTCTGTCCACGGTATATTTATCCTTCGTACTTCTGGTAATGGGTTCTCCTGCTGTCCCTTTGTTTCCTTTGTCTCCTCATTTGTACCTTCTTCCTCACCCTCTCTAGGAACGCCTACAGGGGGGCTTAAATCCTCTGGAGGTGCAACCATAGGTATATAGGTGGGAATGTCTGCTGTAGGGACACTGAGGATAGGCTCAGGAAGTCTTAGTGGTTCAGGTAGAACCTGTGTAGGAAGATTGATGGAAGGGAAGATAGGAGGCTCTACCATTATTAAGCATATCTAACAATTACGATTCCAGAGCCACCTGCTCCACCGGTCCTGTAGTTCGTTGAGACGCCACCACCACCACTGCCAGTATTTGCTCCGCCACTGCCACCATTAGTATCAACACCTGCATCTCCACCAGCGTTTATTGCTGTGCCACCACCGGTACCACCCGCGCCGTTTGTGCCCCAGGCAGCACCAGCGCCACCACCACCAATACCACCGTTACCACCGTTGAGGCCAGACCAATTGATTGGAGCCGGCCCGCCACCGCCACCGCCAGCCCAGTAATAATTGTTTCCATCTATATTTATTTGTGTTCCAGCACCGCCATAGGAACCGCCATACCCCCCGTTCTGACTTCCGGATGCACCGGAACCACCGCCACCACCACCGCCCCAGGCGTTGCTGTGGTTGTAGTTGTTACCTTGACCAGACGTACCGCTACTGCTAGAACCTGCAGGTCCGCCACTACCGCCACCTGATCCACCGTTGAGGCCACCATTACCCCAGTAACCGCCACCGCCACCGCCGATGGCTGTATCAATACCTGAGATATTTATTGAGGAATTAGAGCCATTACTTCCTACGTTATCATTTGCCGCTGTTGCGCCTGCACCTGCTCCAACGGTTACGGTGTAGGCACCTTCAGTGACTGTTACGGTTGTTTCATGAACTAAACCGCCAGCACCGCCGCCTCCGCCGCTGGTTCCTGTGCCACCACTGCCGCCACCTGCGATAACAAGTATATCAGCTTCTCCTCCCTTAGTAACAGTAAAAGTTCCACTGGAAAGGAATGTATGCACTGTATATTTAACACCACTGATTGTAGGAGTAGTGATAGTTCCACCTGTTGCGGCGAATCCTCCAGCACCAGCTGCTCCTAAGAGCATTTGCATCATTGACATTAGCTTAGCCCTGCTCCAGTGATAACATATGTATCAGCAGCAACGCATAAGATAGTTACAACACCACGGCCCGCTAGTGTTCTATTACCTGATTCTGTAGCATCAGACGCTAAGTAAAGGGTAACACCTGTAGCTGTGATAGTTTCATCATTACCATCACCTTGATTATTAAAGATAGTTACTGCATCTCCTATAGCAAAGTCAGTAGAAGCATTAATTGTAATACCAGCAGTTATACTGATATGTTTACCTGCATCAGCTGCAACTAAAGTAGAATTAGTACTTGCTGGTATGTTCCTTATGCTGGTTACTGCGCCAGCTGCGATCATCGCTGTTTCTACTGCGCCAGCCGCAATAGTAAGTGCTGTGCCTCCAGTAACATCTCCTGTATGTGTAGCATTAGTTACTTTAGTTGTATTAGCAGCTACTGCAGTTTCAAGGTTAGCAATGTTAGGGATTGCCACTGTACCCGTGAATGTAGGGCTAGCTAGAGGTGCTTTGGCAGCAATATCTGTGTTAATAGCATCAGCTAATTCATCTACTCCTACTGCATTATCAGCTAAATGTGCGTTATCGATAGACCCATCAACATATTGATCACTATCTACTGAATTGGCAGACATAGCTGCCACTTTGATTGTTGTTAATGCCATAATTTAACTAGGTTTAGTTGGCCAAGTTACAGTATGTGGGAAGCCAGATTGTGCTGGTACATTCCTCAATGACTGTCTGTATGTAGTCCAGGCTGAAGCAGCCTTAAGTGGTGAGTCATTAGCTTGTGTCCAGTCGCATTCAGCTAGTTTTGCATCACGTTGTGATCTAACATTCACTGCTACATCAGCATCAACTTTAGCTTTATACGCAGCTTCATTCTCTGCAGCAGTTTTAGTTACCTTTCCATCGTTATCTTTTGTGTCAGTAAAGACTGGTCCAGCTACAAACTTAGTGAACCATTTACCATCCTTCTCCTCTACACCACTACGTGTACTAACACCATAAGGTGCAGTAACTGTAGCAGCCGCTCCATTTAGAACTACATCATAACCATAGTCATTAAGGCAGTTCTCTGACATTTGCTTAGGAAAGCTTGTATTCGGTTTTGTTAATTTAAATGCATTGACTGTTGTCACTGCACCTGTTGATTTGTTTCTAATTTCCATAGTTATGTTTAAGCGATTGCTAAGAAGATGTATTTTGCGCCAGCGCTGGAGTTATTCACATGAGTATTACCACCAACAACTGTAAAGCCAGAGCTAAGTGGGTCGATATTATCATTGCCAGTATCTTGAGCGTCAGTACCATTTAAGATAAGCTTTGAATCACTGCCACTCACAATTCCACGGACTGTATCATAAAGGCACCAATCACCATTACCATCGGAACGTTTAATCAGTACAAATCTTGCACCACTAGTGAAGCCACAGTCAACGTCAATATCACTGGAAGAACCATTGTAACTTCCTACTTTACTTACACCAGGACATGAGGCGAATAGGTAGGCGATGTAGTTTTCGGTGGAACCGTTGGAGTAGTTATCGTTACCTACTGTAAAAACACTGGCAGTAGGATCTGTACTATTCCACGTAGCTGAGTTAGTGTTTTCACCGTTCGAGCTGTTTAATAGTAAGTGATACCCTGCGCTGGTTAGGTCTTTGTTATATACAGCCCAGTTTTCAGACGCATCCCTGGCTTTGAAAATCATCAGCTCAGGTACAACCCCAAGGTTATGAGCCTCCGTATGTGCTGAACCTGTTCCGGCATAAGCAACTACATCCATGAAACCTGGAGCACGTCTGAACATCCATGCAAAAGCATTGGTGCTATCACTTTTATAAAAACCTGCGTTTGAATCCCAAACTGAATTTGCTTCTGTACCTTCATCATAGCTACCGGAAGTGTACAAGTGTTTCGTCCCTTGCAATCTTGAGTACATTCTTGGATTGTTACCAGCACTTGTATATGTAGGGTGTCTAATCGCAGCATCAACAGTAAATCCACTATCAAAAGCTGGCTCGGCAGTAGAACCGATATCAATAGCAAACACCTTAGTAGCATCCTCTGGCGTCTTCATCGGTCCACGACGGATTGCTACGTAGATCATGTTATGTGCTGGTCCAGAAATAGAAGTAAATCCAGTTGACCTAACAATACATTCTTCATGACCATTCTCTGCGCCAGCAGTATCGGGATATAGTCTTCGTGTACCACCTGTGCTGTCACCCATTCCCCTCATAGTATCATACATCCGCCAGCTGTCGGCATCACTGGAACTTTTAACCAGTATCCATTGTGGCTCCCATCCACATTCAATTTCAACGTCTCCACTAGTTCCAGCAGACGTCCTATTTAAAGTCCCACATTTAATAATACTTTCATCTCCATCTTCACCGAAGATCTGAGCAGCAGCCTCATCGCCATCAGCAAATAGGTAGGCGACGAAATTACCAGAACTCATAGATAAATTATCTTCGTTTATTCCAAAATCTGTGCTCGTAGGTGCACTACCAAAACAATTAAAACCACTTGTAAATGCAGAACTATTGTTTAGCGCCTGATATGAATCAACTCCCACTTCTTTATGATAGACACGCCAATCTTGAGTTCCATCCGTTTTCTTTACTAGTATACATCCTGGAACACAACCCAGACTGTGGGAAATTCGGTGGTCGGTGTCGGTTGTGCCTGAACCACTCCAAGTAACTACATCAAAGAAACCAGGTGCTTTGCGGAATGTCCAGGAGGCGTATGTACGTCCATCGTAGTTACCGTCTGCTGTATTATAACCTAAAGTGAATCCATCATCATCAAATGAAACTAATTCACCAGCTCCTTCTGAATGATCATTATTAGCGTGAATGGCGTTACCAGTTGATCCGTTTGTGCCACGTTCTGTATCTGCAAGCTCATGGTAGGTAGCATTGGATCTAGATTTCAGCCAAACCATCCCACCTTCACCCGCTAGATCAATACCATTGTTTATTGACTGTCTATTAGCCTCAGCAGTTGCGTTTCCCGTATATAAATCTGTACTAAACACTTCTTCTACATATTTAGTTCCACCACCACCTGCTGCGGAGGCACCCAT